ATGCTTCTGCTTTTTGCATGTCGGAACGTGGGACAACCCGGCCAGTGACGCCAGGAAAGAAGAACTCTGGCTCTTTCTCGCCCGTAACATAAACCTCGCCAGGCTTGGTAATCCCGCCCTTGGCCATAAAGCCGCCGAAGCTCGGGCCAGACGCAAAGCCCGCGCCGATGTTGCCGAGGGAGCCGGAGAGCGCCGCGCCAAGGCCGCCGCCCAGCCCGCCAGCCCCAGCGCCGCCAAGGCCGGAGAGCAGCCCCTGAGACGCTATGGCCTGGAACAAGCCGCCCATTTGACGTTGTAACAGCGTGGTTAGCTGCTGTTGCGCTGAATCGGCAAAGCTGCTAGAGATAGCCCTTAGCATGTCGCGCCCTATGTCTCCAATTTCCCTAGAGCCATCGGCAATGCTTACCAAGCCGTTTGTCAATGCGCCGGAAATAGCGTCAGACGTAGCAACGACATTCTTCTCAAGGTTGCCCCAAACAAGTTGCTGATTTTCGAGCAGCTTGGTTTCGTTGGCCAGGCCAGTGGCCCGGTCGATATTGCCAGAGCGCTTCATTTCCTCCTCAAAAGCCCGTGCTGGCGCTCCGATCATCCCTGCACGCAGGCCGGCGCCAGTGAAACGGGCCTCGTTCCTGATTTCGTTAATACGCTTGCGGAACTCATTTTGCTTGCTAAGCTCTTCGGTTTGCGCTGTAAGCAAGGCTAGCTTAGTCTTTTCAGCTTCACTTGCAAGCTGATAAAGCTCAGAAGCCTTAAGCAGTTCGACATTGCTCGCCTGTAGCTTGCCGCGTTCCAGTGCAGCAGCTTCCGCTTTGCCGGTTGCTAGTGTTTCCTGTAACTGCAGGATGGCAGAACGAGCCCGTTCTTGATTTTGCAGCTTATTGTTAAGGTCGAGATTTATGCGGCGCTGCTTTTCTTCATTCTTGGCGATCTCCGTCGCCTTGCCAGCTTGAAAGTTAATTTGCTTAGCGATTGCAGGATCGTCGCCATACTTCTTTTTGGCGCTAGCAAGAGCGCTAGCACGGTCTAGCTCAATCTGTTTAAGCCGAGACTTGCTCTCCGCCTCAATGTCAGCAACTGAAGCAGCATTGTCGCTAAGGTCAAGAATCTTTTGCCTTGCTTCAACCTGCTGTTTTAAGGTGTCCTCTTGTTGCTTAAGCTGCGGCAGTTGGTTGGCTTGCAAAATCTGCTCAATCTGGCCAAGCTCGATACCTTTTTGCTTGAGCTTGTTTTGTTCTTCTAGGATTTTCAGTGCTTCTTTTTCTCCGCCGGCAAGCTGTAACCGTGCCGCCATGTTGGCAGCATTCGTTGGCGCGGCAGAAGGTGTAGGGCCAATGGGGACTTGGTTGAATTTAGGCGGCTGAGAAGTGCTGCTAATTTGTGTTGCGGCTTGGCCTTGGACGTTGCTGGATGGCATACCAAGATGCGCAGCAACAAGCGCACGGACACGCTTAGCCAAGGCGTCTTCCTTGCCTACGGGAACCTGAGACGCTGGTATGTCAACCGCTTGGCCGCTGTAGTGGTAGCTGCCCGCAGCATGGCGCCCTCCATCCGTGGAGCCAATCTGGATGCCATTGCGTTGCAGCATGGCAATCACGTTGTCCCTTATTTTTCTGCTTGCAAAAGCAATGTGTTCGTGATAGTTGGACCCACCATGGTCGGCCCTATAGCCAGGCGAACTTCTGTCGCCGGTAAGATACTCAACAACGCCAGGCGTACCCATAAGCGTCCGTGGAACCTGCCCGGTCATCGAGCCAGCGGCAGCCCGTGGAGCACCAGGCGCAGTAGCAGCACCCATGTCAGGCAGCGTCATTGCCTGGCGCATTAGATCGGCGGCTTCTCTTGCGCGATCACGGACATGATCCGCGACCTTCATCTTGTAATCTTCTACTGAGCGCACATAGGAGAGTTTGCGTTGCTCAATGTCTTCTATTTCGCGTGCATTTGTGCGCTTGTAATCCTCAACATCACGATTGAGCTTCGCCATCGCAAGCTCAAGCCTGTTTCTTGACTGTTCAATATCAGCCTCACCTTCCTTCCTGGAGCGCACTACTTCGCGCACATTTGTTAGCAGTTGCTGTTCAAAGCCAACAGCCGCCGCAAATGTTTGGCGAGCATTCAGATCGCTACCTTCAATGCGGTTTTGTGCCCTGGCGCGATTATTCTCAATCTGCTTTTCTGCCGCTTGTTGGCGCAAGTCAAATATCTCACGTTCTTTTTTGTAACTGTAATCAGCAATGTCTTTGTTTAGCTTCGCGCCATCGCGCTGTAAGTCATACGCTTGCCGTTGCAGGCCGAACGCTTCGCGATAGGCCGACTGTATTTGGTTGGCAATCTTGCGCGACTCTTGGATCTGCGCCATTTCGCCAGCAAGTTTTTCTTGCGGCGTTTGCGGTACTTGCGCCCGTTCGTTGGCGAAGCGCTTAGCAAGCTCTTGCTTAGATAACTCGCTAAGTCTGGCTTCATACTTTTTCTTGTCACCACCAAAGCCAAGCTGAACGCCAGCAACGTTGACCGCAAAACGTGAACTTTCTCTGGTGGCCTGGGATCGAAGTTGCTCAAACCTTTTGGAGTCGGTTCTTTCAAGCCTGCTCTGACTGGAGAAACCGGAAATATCGCCAGCAGCGTTACCGATAAACTCTACGAAGCCCTGGAGAACAGGCAGCAACCGTACCTGTATCTCCGAAGCTATTAACCCAAACTGCTCCTGTACTTTTTGCTGTGCCGTATTGAGCTTCCCTAGCTCAGTTAGCGAGCCAGGGCCAAGGCGCTTTTGTACTTCCTGGAGTACCAGTGTCTGCGCATCGTAAGAACGACCGACCGCAGTTAGTTGGTCAACGTAAAGCCTTGTTTGTTCAAGGCCCCTGCTAGAGGCAAGGTTACTTTTCTCTAAAGCATCGAGCGCTTTGCTTGGGCTTCTAATTGCATCGGCAAGTTCAGTTAAATTATTTACTGTAGTGTCAACCGCCTGGCCGATTGCCGTGCCGATCAGCGATAGGCCAAAGCCAAAGTTGCCGCCTGCCAGGCCGCCCACAAGGCCGCCCGCTGCGCCGCCCGTCGATGCGCCAAGGCCCTGCCCGAACAGTGCCGGGAAGGCGCCACCGATCAGCGCATCACCGATTGCGCTGCGTGCATCGCCCTGAAAGAAGGCGTTTTGCTTGTCTTGCCTTTTCTTGGCTGTACGATTTTTTAGTCTATCGTCAAAGGCTTTTAAGTCAGCTTTGTCACTGTCCTTGATTTGTTTTAGCTCTGCTTTGGCAAGTTGATTTATTTTGTCCAGTTTATTTTTGAACGTTTTATCGTCTAAAGCTGCCTGGACTGCGGCTGTTTTTGTAGCGGCGACTTGAGCCGCCTGAGTAGCGGCGCCAAGATTCTTGCCGGCATCAACGCGATTCTGCAGGCGCTGTTCAAAGGCCCTCCCGGCTTCCTTGCCTTGCGTGTCAAATTGTTTCGCTTCTTTCCTTGTGGCTTCGGCAGACGCTTTTAGCCTGTCGTCGAACGGTTTAGCGTTTATTCCTGCTTGTGTTACGGCTGCGCTTGTGCTTGCGCTTTGCGCAGTTCTTGTAGCAGCGCTAAGATTTCCCAGTCCCTTAGCTTCTAGCTGTTTTGCTTTGGCGCGATTCTGTAAGCGCTGGCTGAAGTCCCTGCCGGCATCCCTATTGTCTGCTTTCGCTCGCTTTATTTCCTGCTTTGCAAGTGTATTTGATTCTTTTAGCTTGTCATCAAATGCCCTGCCTTCTAGTGTCGCCTGAGTTGTAATCGCCTTTGCGGTTGCGCCCTGGGCCGCCTGAGTAGCAGCGCTAAGGTCTTTCTGGCCTTTGGCTTCTAGTCGTCTTGCTTTGACACGATTTTGCAAACGCTGGCCAAAGGTCTTTCCAGCCTCTTTGCCTTCTATCTTGATCTGGTTAATTTCTTTCCTTGCCAGACTGTCTGATTCTTTTAGCTTGTCATCAAATGCCCTGCCTTCTAGTGTCGCCTGAATCGCAACCCTTTTTAGTGCAGCTTTTTCAGCAGCCTTCCTGGCGGCGTTAAGCCTTCTAGTGCCTTCCGTAACAGCGACAGGGGAACCGCCAAGATTTTTCCTGCCTCTGATGCTTTCTCTTGGCCCGCCAGCGCTAATAGCTCGCTGTAACTGTTGAGATTGCTGTTTGCGCTGTTCCCTAGCTTGCGCTTCTCTTTGATTTCTTATCTCAAGTAAATTCAGCGGAGCAAGGCCGCCAGCGGTTCTAGCAACACGCTCGGCAAGCATGTTGCTGCTTGGAAGTGCAAGCTGACCACCATTTTCTCGTATCGCTCTTGCTCTTGACGCGATCTCAAGCGGTCCTTGCGGGATACGGCTTGACGGTGCATTTCGCAAGCCAGCCCTTGCGCCAGCTTCCATCTTGTCAATTATTTTTTTAGCCTGGAATGATGCTAATCTGAACAGCTCTTGATCGCCACTTTGCGCAGCGTCTGCGGCTCGATTAACAAGCTCTCGCGCTCTTTCAACTTGCTTGCGCGGGAACGCTGGGCGAGTTACGTTAGGATAAAATAACTCGCCAGTCTTAGGATCTCGCGCTGTGCCGCTTGCTACCTCCAATGGTCGCAGCCTGTCGCCCAGCTTTCTTGCGGCAGACGCTTTTTCTACCCTGCCTCTCGCAAGTCGATTGCTCTCAAGCTGTGCTTCGTTGTATTTAACAAGTGTTGCGGAAAGTGTGCCTAACTCTGCCGCTTGTTTTCTTGTTACTTTCGTGGTAGCGTCGCCGGTAGCAGAGATAATGCGCTTTTGGGCACTATACGCTTGCGTTATTTCAAATACTTTTTGGATAAGTTCTGGCGCATTGGTGCCACCACCACCACGCCTAAACGCCTGTAGCCGCCTTTGGTACTGAGCGTCAATACCGCCAAGCCTTAGTTCTTGGTTGACTCCACTTGCGCTTTCGGTAACGCTGGCAAGCCTGTCTCTCCTTTTGGCCGCCACCCTGTCTTGGCCAAGCACAAGAGAGGGTAAGGTTCTCTGTCGAAGTCTTTTGCCACGCTCGATTATGTATCGCCTTTCTTCTAGCGATTGATTCAGCTCAAGCAGCGCGTTCTCAGCTTCAATGCCCGCCGCCTTTCTGCTGTCCCTGGCCGCCTTCCTTTCGCGAGGGCCTGGCCCGCCTGACATATATCTGCCTTGTAAATCACGCCTTTGTCTTGTGCTTCTGATTTGACCGGAAGCTAAAATGCGCTGCTGTCTTGTGTCAAGAACGTCCCGAGCGGCTACATTTTGCCTGTTAAGATTTGTTTTTAAGGCATCACCAATGCCGGCAATCGCTTGACGAACGCTGTCTGCACGGCTCTCGATGCTTTCAAGGCGGTCATCAAGCTGCCTGAGCTTGTCTAGCCCTTCGAGAGTGAGCTTTAGCCTGCCCCGATAGTCGCTCACTCCCTGCCCCGGCGCCAGTGTCCCACCTTAGCGTTTCCTGGGTTGGCTGGCCTGTGGGACGGCTGGTATCTGATCGGCCAGGATTTCAAAGTATGCAGCAAGCATAATTATGTCATCCTGACTTGCGTTGTTTGCGAGCTGAGAAGGTGTCATTCCCAGCTCCTTACATAACGCAAGTCTAAGCATCAGGGCCGAATCCTTTTTTATCGCCTCCTTGATCGCTTTTGGAGTCTTGGCTTGCTAGCATCCCTCCATTGAAGATTAGGGCTTCCATCATGGTAGTTAAATCTGCCTTGGCATACTCCTGGCGCATTACGCCCTTGTCGGCAACTGGGTCAAACATTTTCTCGCCGTCCTCATACTCGGCACGAAGGATCAGCACTCGCAGGCCGTAGGCGTTAGTGCTGTTGTCGGCCTTGACTGCTTCCCTGATTTTTTCGTCTTCCGCTTCGGTCAGCGGCGTAAAATACATATCAAATGTAGCGCCAGTGGATAGCGTGATCTCCGCCTTGCGACGTTGGCGAGTCGCCTTGAGTAGTTCCTTGACGTTCTTGGCCATGGGAAGGATGCTGCAACGAGGGAATCATAGCACCGGGTCAAGGCACAAAAAAAGCGGGGCCAGAGCCCCGCTGTGTGACGATCCGCAAACGATCAGAAGTCAGTCAAGCCAAAAAGGTTGGTGGGGGTGTCCGAGGTTCGATAGTTAATCGAAATCTCAGTCGCGCTATCATCTTGTGAGATAGCGCCGCTGAGGCCAAGCAGGACGATGGGGAAGCTGCATTGCAATGAAGCAGCATCGTCAACCATGTTCGGGTTGCCAGTGGTAGCGACGGCACTAAAGTACGCCTTCAACTGGGCACCGTTTTGATCGTTAAACATCGTACCTTGAATAATACGATTGGTGAAAGCAAGACGATCCTCAGTAAGGCGCACAGTCAGGGTGCCATTGCCATCTGCAAAACCGGCCTGATACCTGCGGAATCGGGCAAGTTTAGGGCCAATGCCAGAGCCAGGCTTACAAGGAAGAGAGGTAATGTCAATCTCGCCCCTGGTAAGGGTAAGGTCAACAGATGGTACTTCGCACATGGCGTAAGCCGTAGCGAAGCTCATCTCGATGTGGTTGCCTTCGCCTGGAGTGTTTGCGCCACCAGCGCCACCGTTACCAGTAAAAGCAAGCGCAGCGCCGCCAAGAGTGGCAGAGATAGTGCAAGACGTGGAAGTGGGACGAGTCTTGATGTAATAAACTGTTCCATCAGTGATGGCAGCATCAAGGTTAGCGGTTCCTTTTTCCGTGAAAGTTACAGGATCACCAACACGAAAATCAGAA